GACGTGACCCGGGTCATCAAGAAGACGGGCGGGTTTATCGACGGCGACATGGCCTCCGAGCTCGGGGCCGGTTCGTCTTACGAGCACATCGCCGCCCGCATGGGTGGCAAGTTGCTGGCGCTCGAGCCCGGGGAGGAGTTTCAGTCCTTCACCTCGAACCGCCCGAGCCCGACCTTCACCGGCTTCCTCGCGGCGCTGGAGCGTGACATTAGCCAGGGCGTCCTGCCTTATGAGTTCGTGAACGACCCGTCGAAGATTGGCGGCGCGTCTGTCCGCCTGATCACGGCGAAGGCTGGCCGGGTGTTCGGCAAGTACCAGCAAATCCTGATTGAGCAACTTTGCCAACCGACGTGGGGCTACATCATCGGGCAGGGCATCGCCAACGGCGACCTGCCTGACGACCCGACCTGGACGACCGTGTCTTGGACGACTCCTAAGAGCGTGACGGTTGACGGTGGCCGCGACGCAGCCAACGACCGCAACGACGTTGAGATGGGCCTGCTGTCCATGTCTGAGCTCTACGCTCAGCGCGGCCTGGACTTCCGTACCGAGATGAAGAAGCGGGCGAACGATATGGTCTTTATTATCGACGAAGCAAAGAAGGCGGGCATCCCCGTCTGGATGCTTTACAAGCCCGGGTTCAACTGGCTCCAGCAGGGCCAGAACAACGACCAAATCCCCCAGAGCGTTTCGGAGAACCTCGACCTCCCTCCGGTGCCTGGCATGGAAGACGAGCCGGCCTCCCAAGAGGAGCCCGAGTCCGAAGACCAACCCAATTCCTAAACCATGCGCTTCCTAATCAACGGCCTCAAGGGCCGCGAGCCTCTGCTCATCGACCCGGCCAAGGCCAGCGACCACGCTGCCCTGGCTGAGAAGTTCGGCTTTACCGATATGCTGGCGCAACTGTTCGGCGCCGCCCCCGAGGCCTACATCCTAGAGAACGGGACGGGTGTCATCCCCGTCGCCGGAGTGATCGGCAAAGGTCTCTCCCCTCTGGAGAAGATGATGGGCTCGACTGACGTCGACGAGGTTTCGGAGGCTATCGACAAGATGACCGCGAACCCTAGCGTCCAGCGTATCGCCTTCCACATCTCGAGCCCGGGCGGCACGGTCACGGGCGTCGAGGAACTGGCGAACAAGATCCGCGGCCTGAAGGTTCCGACGATGGCCTACTCCGACAACGAGATGGCCTCGGCTGCCTACTGGATTGCCTCCGCTGCTGACCGCGTCCTTGCGGCGCCGTCTGCGACCGTGGGCTCGATTGGCGTCTACATGGCCATCCCTGATTTCTCCAAGGCCGCCGAGATGCAGGGTATCAAGATGGTCGTGATTAAGTCGGGCAAGTACAAGGGCGCTGGGATTGAGGGCACGTCCCTCTCTGCCGATCAGGTCGAGAACCTGCAGGCCTCGGTCGACGGTATTCATGCGGACTTTAAGGCCGCTGTGCAAATGAAGCGTAAGATGGTCAAGGCCGAGACGATGGAGGGGCAGACCTTCAACGGTCGGCAAGCCGCCCAGGCTGGTCTGGTGACCGGGCTGGCTGACTCCTTCAACGCCGCTCTCGCGTCCTTCTAGGTTGCCACCTACCGCAAAACCAAATGACCATCGAAGAGCAGCTTCACGAAGCCCTGGCCGCCAGCGTCTCCCTCGCCGTCGAGCGTGACGACCTTCGCGCCACCGTTGAAAAGTTGACCATCGGAACGGCTGACGAACTGAGCGCCGCCAAGGCTGACATCGTCGCCAAGGACGCCCGCCTGGGCGAGTTGACCGTGGCGGTCGACGGTCTCTCCGCCGAGGTCGTGACCCTCAAGGCTACCCTCGCTGCGCTGGAAGCCGGCAAGGTCAGCGCCTCCAAGGAGGCCGCCAAGATTGCCGCCTCGGTTGGCGTGTCCCCTGTCCAGATGTCCCCGGCTGACGCCGCGGCCCCTGCCCCCGAGGCCGTCGACCATGTCGCCGCCTTCCTCGCCATGCCGGTCGGCTCCAAGGAGCGCACCGAGTATTTCAAGGCGAACCAGTCAGCGATCGTTCGCGGCATCTTTTAATCTTTCACCCTAATCCCTAATTATTCCTAACCATGGCTAACTCCATCACCGCCGCGCCGGCTGTCCTCGCTGAGGGCGTCATCGCCTCCCTCAAGAACAAGCTGCCCGTGCTCACCGGCATCTCGACCGTCTTCTCGTCCCGCCCGGGCGTTGGCGGCCTCTCCATCCAGGTTCCCCTGATCGGCACCTCCGCCGCGACCGTCTTCGGTTCCGGTGGCTACCTGACCCAGGACGACGCCACGGTCACCTCCTCGACCGTGACCCTCGTTCACTACAAGGTCTCGAGCCGCTTCACCCCGTCGAACCTCAAGGAGTACGGCTCCCAGTTCTTCGTGAACAACTTCGTTCAGACCGCTTCCATCGCCCTCGCCCAGAAGATCATGGACGTCATCAACGCCCAGGTCACGAACGCGAACTACTCCGCCAACGCCACCCCTGGCGCTGACCTGTCCTACGCCGAGCTCATCGCCGTCCAGAAGACCCTCGACGACGCCAAGGCCCCTGAGCCCCGCTACGCCGTGCTGAACAGCAAGTACATCGCTGACCTCCGCGCTGACACGACCATCGTCGGCAACAACGTCCTCGGCGCCTCCATCATCCGCGACGGCGACCTCGGCACCATCGCCGGCGCCCGCATCTACCAGTTCGCGAACCTCGCTGCCAACAGCGAAAACCTCGCTGGCTGGGTGGCTGGCCCGGACGCCATCGCCTTCGCCTCGGCCCTCCCCGAGACCGAAATCCCGGGCTGGGAAGTGGCCAACGCCGTCGACGCCGACACCGGCCTCGGCGTCCAGGTCATCATGGGCCAGGAGCAGTCCGGCTTCATGAATGTTACGTGCACGCTGTTGGCGGGCGCGGCCGTCGGACGCTCGACGAGCTTGGTGCGCCTGAAGACCGCCTGATGATTGCGGCCTGAGCCGCTTCAATCGGGGCCCCTACGGGGGCCCCTTTTTTGTGCCCCCTTTGCCAAGGGTCGCAAGGATGTGAGTCTTTACTCTGAGTTCCTGCCCGACGCTAAGGAGATCCTCGCCGACTTTGGGGTGGCGGGTTCGTGCAACGCCGGGGCCATCACGTTCGTCTGTATGCTATCCGACCCGGCCATGTCTCAGGTCTTCGAGGCTGGGGGCTTTGTGGAGCGTACCCAGCACACCGTCCGCCTCGCGGCTGCAACGGCCTCCTGGAGCCTGCCAGACGGGTCTAATGGGGCATCGGCTGCGGTCATCAGCGCCGGGGCCCCCATCGCCTCACTCGCCATCGGCAAGAAGATTGTCGCCGGGGGCAAGACCCTCCGCATCACCGGGCAGACCTACAAGCCCGCGTCGGCTTGGATCACCCTCGTCGTTATCGACGACAACCAGTAAAGCCGTGGGGCTCATCCCCCAGTCAAAGGAGAAGTTCATGGCGGCGTTGTCCGACTATGCCGCGGGCATGGGTAAGTCTATGGTCGACGCGGGGGTCATGGGCGCCGGCGAACTGTGCAAGGCCGCCCTTGAATTGACGCCCCCGATGGTCGAGTCCGGCGGGCAAGGCCTGAGCCGGGGAGCCAAGGTCGCAGGGTATAAAGCCGTCGAGCGTGACATCCGCGGTCTGTTCGTCGCCCAGGACGAGCGCAAGTCCGCAGCGGTCGGCGTCGCCTTGAACAACCTGAAGGCCGCGGTCAAGGCTGGCGACCGTGGGCGGTTCGAGCGCATCCGGCAACAGGCGACCCTGCAAAAGACTAACCTCATCAATTCGGTTACGCGCAAGATTGTAAGCGACGCCGACCCGGCCCGTGCCTTTGCCAAGGCCTCTAACTTCTTTAGCCAATCAAACCCCGTGCAGATGGTCAACCAGCAGGAGATCGTAACCGACATCCGCAAGGTGCACCTATCTAAACGCCACATTAATTCACAGGGCAAAATGCGTACGACCAAGGGGACGGGCTCATACCTGGGCAAGTACGTCGTGCAGTCCAAGTCCGCGCTTGAGGAATACATCAAGGCGACCCAGTTGCACGTCGGCTTCATCAAGTCCGGCTGGTGGCAGGTGCTTTCGACCCTCCCCAAGGTCGGGGGCAAGAACGTTTACAAGGGTTCCGAAATCCCGGTCTGGGTAAGGCGCCACGCTGGCACCGGCTACGCTACGCTCATGCGGAACAGGGAGGGCATCAATATCGTCATCGGCAACAGGGTTGGCGATAACGACAGCCAAGCCAGCAAGAACAACGTCCAAGGCGTCGCCCGTGCCGTTGCCATGTCCCGCATGATCTCCCAGCTCGAGGCCTACCAGAAAGACCAAGCCAACAAGTTCAACGGCTCTTAAACTTTATGGGTACCAAATCAATTCGCCACATCGTCGAGGCCAACGTCGCCACGCACCTCTCAGCCGAGTCCGGCCTGACGGGGGTCAACATCTACACCGGGGACGACGGCGACATCAACGTCCTCCCGAAGGCCATTGTCCTCTGCGACTCGGCCCGGTCGCCCGCCGACCTTCCTGAAGGCGCTGGCAATTACGATTGCTCCGTCCGCGTCACGATCTTCTCAAACGCCGACGACACGACCCTCGCCGACCACCGGGCCCGCTGCGCCGCCCTGGCTGGGTCTATGCAAGACCTCGCCGGCCTGAAGGCGGTCTTTGTGGCCTCGGCTGACGCGACCCTGTACGACGTGACCCCTAACACCGAGGACGAGGGCAAGGACGAGCGCAGCTACGCGACGGCCTTCACGTTCGGCCTGTTGACCGTCCTGCCCGCGTAAGGTTGCCCCCGCCCGCAAAGACAAATGGCCGCCGTCGCTCAAGGAACGTCCTGCACCTACGGGGTTGCGGGCACCGCTACTAACCTCTTTGTCCAGTCCTACACCTGTTCCGCGTCGTTCAATAACGAGAACATGGTGCAGGATGAGACTGGCCTGACAAAGACCATGCGCTACGACGACCGCAAGACGGAGCTGAGCGTCGAGGGCGTGGTCAAGGCTAGTGGCGCCCCGCCTGTTCTGGGTGCGACCCTTTCCTTCACGGTGGCGGCCTCGGCTGCTTACCCCTCCGGCTCGGCCAGCAACTCCTTTGTCGGCGTGATTACGAAGGTCGAGGAAAAGGGTTCGAATAAGGACTTCGTGAAGTACTCGATCACCGCGGTCGACTTCGAAGGCGTGACCCCCGCCTAATTGACGCGAGCCCTGCAAGGGCTTTGACTCACCCCGTGGACAACAGATTTCTGCGGGCGTTCTCAGACCCGTCCTCCCGGGTGTTCTTCGGGAAGCGGGTCTTTCCTTTTTGCCTGAAGTTCCGGGTGCGGCTGCTCGCCATCGAGTCTCCCCTGGTTACGTCTGGGAGGAGCATCACCCCCGCCGACCTGATGATGGCGGTCAAGGTATGCGCTGAGGAGGGCGGCCTTGAGTTCGGCTTTTGGGAGCAAGCCCGCATCCGCGAGCTCGAGTACCGCCCCGAGAAGTTCGCCGGCGAGGTCGCCCGGTTCGTCGAGTACTGCCACCTCGAGGCATGGCCGAAGTATTGGAACGGGGCGAAGACGAGCGACTCGGCTGATGGGGTCGGCTGCCCTTGGCCGCTGATGATCGTGACGAACCTAGTGGCTAACGGCATTGACGAGGCCCGTGCATGGGAGATGCCGGAGGCGCAAGCCATCTGGCTATCGACGGCCTTTGCGTTGAGGGGTGGGGCGAAGGTTAACCTCCTGACGACCGAGGAGGAGGCGTTCATGGAAACCCTGCGGGCGGGGGAGTTGCCTCCCCAGCAAGGTTAAACGATGGGACGCAAACTAGAGTGGGAGTTGTCGGGCAAGTCCGACGTGCCGGAGAAGATGGCCAAGGCCAAGGCTTCTATGGAGGGCGTCGAGGGTGCGGCCAACGCCCTAAGCAAGAAGTTCCGCGAAGCGTTCAAGGACATCGCCGTCGGCTTCCTTGCCCCGATGGTTCTGATCCAGAAGGCTATCTCGTTTATCTCCGACAAGATTGCCCAGGCTAAGCAGGACACCGCCGAGGCCCGGGCCTTTGCTAAGGAGGAGGAGTCCCGGGGCCTGATGCGTACGGGTGGCCGGGAGGCCTTGCTTCAATCCGAGGAGCGCCACGCCGCCCGCCTACGCCAGGAGAAGGCCGCCCGCGGTAACGTCGAGGGATACCAGTCTTTCCTACTCGAAGACCCTCGCGGTCGTAAACTCCTAGAGGAGCAATCCAACCCCTCTGCCCGCGTCGCCTCCAAGTTCCTGCCGGCTATTCCTGGAGAGGAAAAACAAACTCAAGAGGAGTTCATCGCTAAGCAGACGGCTAAGAACCCGAAGGTACAAGCGATGATCGACGAACTCCTCGCCGGAGAAGCGGCGGCCCGTGCTGCCAAGTTGGCAAAAGATGCCGCCGCCGACGGAGGCCTAACCGCGCAGAAGATTGCCGAGGTCTCCGGCAACGTGATCGGCGTGGGCCAGAGCCCGCAGCTCGACGCTATGCGCCAGCAGATTGTGCTCCAGGAGGACATGGCAAACAGCCTCCGCGCCATCGTCGAGGCCGACCAGCGTCAAAGCGGCTTCCGCCCCGAGCGCGGCTTCGACCTTGGCGGCATGGGCTCGGCTGGCCGCACAACTTTCCCCCGCTAACCTATGGCCAAGATTTCCCAAGGCAACGCTTTGACGGTTCCGCAACTCCAAGCGGGCTACACGATTGATGACAACGGCTACGGCGTTTTGACGTGTAAGGCGATTTACAAGTGCGACGCCTCAACGGCTGCGAGCGTCATCTCCAGGAGCGACGTCTTCAGCGAAGATAATCGACTTTTCTGCCACAAGGTTAGCGTCTCCTATGGCGGCCTTGACCTCGCCACAATCACGGCGGATTACATTGGTATCGACGGGGAGACTGGATGGAGTTCCCCCGAGGTCGGCGCCGCGACGAGCCTGACGACCGAGACCATTACAACTCACCCTCGGTTTATGACCACCGACGCCCTCTCGATCGCGGGGGTCGGCAGCGGCACCAACACGGCTCCCGTTTACTCCCCGGCGTTTAGTATCACCAAGTTAGTGCCCTACGCTCAAGCCGGCATTTGGGAGGGCGACAACGGCGCCATCTTCGAACTGAAGAACGGGGGCAAGTTCCTCGGCTTCTACTCTCGGGCAAACAGCACGGCGGCGAAACTCTACCAGCGCACATCCTACCTTGCCCCGACCTCGACCTTCCGCGGCGTCATTTATACGAACAATTACCTAAACGTGGCGACCTTCCTGGGCATGGTCGGGAAGACGATGAAGTACCGCAACCCCGACGGGCTGACCTCCCTGCTTCCGTCCTATTACGGGAGCACCTTCGAGTCCCCGGACGAGGACGACCAACTTCTGATCTCCTCGCTGGGCGTTGAGGACTACGGCACCATCTTTAAGTTCACCTACGAGCTGAGGTTCAACCGCGAAGGCTACCCGCTGGCGGTTTACGACACGACCAACATCTGACGATGAGGATCCAGCCAGGAGCCGGATACAACTTTATCACCAGCGGCGAGGCCACGGCCCTGACCGTCGACCCGGTCTGGCAGTTTTGGGGCCTAGGCGATCAGTTCGAAGTGACGGCGGCTAAGGCGGCAGACGGCTATCAAATCCAATGCCGGAAGGGGTATGTCCTTTGGAACAGTTATTACGCGTCGGCGCCTTGGGCTCATGGCGGTATTAAGGCCGAGGTTCAAAGGTTCTACTGCTACCCAGACTCCTCGAAGACAGACGGCAACGCGGCAACGTCAGACGACAGCCCTTTTGTTGACCGGGGCGGTTACATTACAATTCAGCCAGGGAGCGTCGAGGGTGGGTCTGACAACTGGGGCGTCTACATCATCGGCTGCGCCGACGTCGAGGAAGGCATCCGTCCTTATCTCGCCATATTCGCCGACGGGTCAGACGCCGACACTAAGAGCGATTACTTCAACGGTGCCAGCGACCAAGTCATTTTTAAACACCTCCAAACGTTAGACTTAATCGACGTGGACACGCCGACGGGAACCGATACCCTCACGATCCAAAACATCGGGCCGCTAGTTGTTCTTAATTACAATTGCATCCGCTACAAGGTCGCAAGCCTGACTTATGAGGACGGCACCTTTAAGGTCGTTCAAAAGTTTCTCGGGCCGATGAAGGTACCCTACCCCGTCAATTATCAAGGCCTTTACACGGCGAACGACCCGGGCCCCTCCCCGCCAGCCTATGACGCTGAGCTGACCGACTGGATTGGCGCTTGGTCTGGCTATACCAAGAACAGCAGCGGAGCAACGGTCGACGTTTAGTTGCCTCAGGGGCAAGGTTAAGGCCAAATGAGTACCACCGTTACCTTCAAGCGCGGCACGACCTACTCGGCGACCGTCACCTACACCCCGGCGGCCGGCGGCCCCGCGAACCTGCTGACGACCACCGTGACCTCCGACATCATTGACTCGGGCGGGATGGTCTACCCCTGTACGATCACGATGGCGGTTAACGGCCTGTCCTTTGTGGCCTCCCTGCCGGCCTCCTCGACGGCTGACTTCTCGCTCGGCAGCGCTCGCTCTGACATCAAGTTCGTTTACAGCGGGACGACCTTTTTCTCAGAGACCTTCCGACTAACCGTCATTGACCAGGTCACGACCTAACCCATGTCGTCCATCTCCGTCTCCTCGCTGGTTCTCGGCTCGTTGACCGTGGCGGTCGACGGGGCCGACGCGACCCTTTCGCTGTCGGTGCTCGGTACGGCTCCGGCCAGTCTGACGATTGAGCTCGGGACTCCGGGCGCTACGGGCCAAGCGGCTACCATCACCGTCGGCACGACCACGACCCTCTCCCCTGGGGCGGCGGCCACTGTGGTCAACGCCGGGACGACCTCGGCGGCGGTCTTCAACTTTGGCACCCCCTCCGGCCTGACTGGCGCGACGGGGTCGACTGGCGCCACGGGCACGGCGGCCACGGCCACGGCAGGCACCACGACGACGGGGGCCCCGGGCTCATCGGCCTCGGTCACGAACGCCGGCACGACCAGCGCGGCGGTCTTCAATTTCACTATCCCTCGCGGCGACGTCGGGAGTACTGGGGCGACTGGCGCTACTGGCGCTACTGGCCCTGTCGGCCCTGGCGTGGCTACTGGCGGCACGACTGGACAATTCCTGAGCAAGGCAAGCGGGACGGATTACGACACAGCCTGGTCGACCATCATTCCGGGCGACCGCTACCTGACGACCTCGACGACGTCCCTGACGATTAACAACGGCAACAAGACCCTTACTGTGGGCACTGGGCTGTCGTACACGCCGACGCAGAACGTGACGATCGCCTACGACGCGGCGAACCATATGCACGGCGAGGTGCTGACGTACAACTCCGGCACGGGTGTGATGACTGTGGACGTGAACCACCACACCGGCTCGGGCACGTATGCGGCTTGGGTGGTCAACGTGGGCGGCGTGACCCCTGTGACCTCGACCACTTGGGGAAGCATCACCGGGACGTTGAGCTCGCAGACCGACCTCCAGACGGCGCTCGACCTCAAGTCCAACCTATCCAGCCCGACCTTTACCGGAACGCCTACCCTCCCGACTGGCACAATCGCCACCACGCAGTCCCCAGGCAACAACACCACGGCGTTGGCCACCACGGCCTTTGTGACCGCTGCGGTCCCGGCGTTTGCAACCACGGCCCAAGCGCTCTCGCCTAGTAGCACGACAGTTGCACTTAGCCCTGACGCTGCTCGAGAGATGATCCTTTATCCCGGATACGTTCAAATGTACGGAGGCGGCAACGTCGGAACCAGCGGCACGGGTGCGCAGGCAAGTTTTACTTTCGGGAGCCAACGATGGCACGCGTTGGCTGGCCCTAACATTGGCGTCGCTGGTTATGCGGGATACGTTTTTGATTATTCCTTTTCAGGTATTGGCATGGCAGCCATGACCCGAGGCGTCTCAGCCCTTAGTCGCAAATGGAATAGCAAAATCTGGGCTTCTGGTCGTACAATTCTCGGGCAATGGGCAGAAACTACCAGCGGGCTAAATGGTGATGCCAACACGACGGCGCGCGTTATGATCGGAGGTCGAACTACTCTGGGGACTGGCGGGATGCTTTCTACTGAGAACGGCATTGGATGGAAGGTAGCGGGCGGAGGTTCTGCGGCTCTTATCCTGACAGTCTGCAACGGGACTACCCTGAGAGAAACGACCAGCTCCTTCACCCCTACGCTGCAACAGGTTTTCGACTGGAAGATTTACAGCGACGGCGCTGGGAATGTCACGTTGTGGGTTAACGACTCCCAAGTGGCGACCAGCACCGGCGGCCCGACGACTAGCACGGCGGAGATTTATAACCTTTACGTCGAGATTGTTGACCAGACCGCGTCGACTGCGACCCGCTTCGGCATGGGTAATTTCGGGACTAAACTATTTTGGGCTCAACCTTAATGAAATATACTTATGCAATTAAATCCCTGCAATCGGTAGTTGATTGGCATGGGATAATCAAAGCGGCGTTTCCGGCCTTCGATGGTCAAGAAGCTTTGTTTGATGGTCACGGGCTTATCCATGTAACCTTTGACACCCCGCAGACCCCCGCCGACCTAGGCCCACTCATCAAAGTGGAATTGGTTGTTAACTAAACCATGCAACTCTACGACAAGGCTAGAACCGACGAGCTGCTCGCCACTAAACTGGAAGACGCTCCGAGCGACGGCACGACCTACGGCCGCAAGGATGCCGCTTGGGTGGCCGCAGGTGGCGGGCAATCCGTCAACGCTATCACCGGGAATTACACCCTGGTCTCGACCGACGCCAACAACATCGTCTACGTCGCCAACGGTTACAACCCGACCCTGACTGTCCCGCAGGACTCGACCTACACCTTCCCGGACGGGACTGTAATCACCCTTTGCGTCGATGGCAGCGGCATGCCTAGCACGTCCATCGTCCCCGAGGATACCATGACGCCGGCGCCCGTCCTATTGGGCACGACCAGCATCACCTCGACCAAGACGATCCGACTTATCAAGGTCGCCGCCAATCGTTGGATTTTAGACTAACCTTATGCTCTACGTCATCTCTATCACGCTCGCCCTCCTGGGCGGCTTCGTCACCGGCCTCCTCGTCGCCCGCAAGCACGCCGACCGCCTGAAGGCCAGCGAGGCCGAAGGTCGCAAACTGCTCGACGCCCTCAAGGGCAAGTGACCCATGCGCCGCGTCCTGCTGCTGACCCTGCTGGCCCTTGCGGCTTGCACACCTAGCCAGGACACCGCCGGCACAGGCACCCCTACCTCCGACCCGGCCGACCTGTCCAAACTCGGCACGCAGATCGACAAGTCCGACCAGCGGGTTGCCGCCGCCGTAACAGTCGCCCGCGAGAACGCCGACAAGCCCGACGTCGTCAAGGCCGAGACCGGCGTGGCGCTGGCCTACCTTCCCAAGCCCGACGCCCAGACGCTCGACTACGTCCGCAACCGCGTCGCCCGGGCCAACCCCGAAGAATACAAGCGGGCCGAGGATGCAGGCCGGAAACTCCTCGCCGTCATCGACGCTAACTTCGCCAAGGCCGAGCAGGACGCCCTCAAGAACAAGGCCGCGCTCGACAACGCCAACCGCCAGATCACGGCGCTCAAGGCCGAGGTCGAGTCCGTCCGCACGGAGGGCATCCGCAACGCCTTCGCCGTCGGGGCTGGCATCTGCTTCCTAGCGGCCCTGGCGATGGGGCTCCTCGGCCAGTACCTGCGGGCCAGCGTGGCCTTCCTCGTCGGCGCCGGCATTGGCGGCCTGCCTTACCTGTTCGCCTCCCCTTACTTCCTGCCCAGCGTGGGTGGGCTCGTGCTCCTGGTCGTGGCCCTCGTTTGGCTGCACATCCGCAAACGCCCTTGCCCCGATGCCCCGCAAGAAACTCCGCAAGGTTAAGGTCGTCTATCGACCCCTCGGCAAAGAACAAGCATGGGGGCAGGCATGGCCGACCCTCTCGACCCCGCTTATCGAGATTGACCCTCGGCTCTCACCCCGCCGTGAGCTCGAGGTTCTTTGCCATGAGGCGCTTCATGTATGTTTCCCCGGGCTTGGGGAGAAGGCCATTGACCGCGCCGGCAAAGTCGTAAGCCGCGTCCTTTGGTCGCAGAACTTCCGCCGCGTCTCGCAAGGTAAACACACGACCCCTGTCCGCATCAGCCGATGAGCGCCGCCCCCGTTAACCCCGACGACATCCCGCCCGAACTGAAGGACGGCCTCGTCGCCTCCATCCTAGGCGGCTTGGCCATGACGGCCCGCCTCCTCCTATCGACCGAGCCGGTGACGCTGGGCTGGGTCGTTCGCCGGGTCTTCGCCGCCGCGATCACCGCGGCCCTTGTCGGGTACGCCGTCCAAGACCACATCCAAAGCACGGGCCTCCGCATGGCGGCGGTCGGGGCGGCAGGGTACGCGGCCCCCGAGTGTCTCGACTACCTTCTGAAATACATCAAGGCCAAGGGTCAGGCCGAGGTCGCCAAAGTTTCGAAAGGAGTCAAACGTGCCACCGGCAAAGCAAAGCCTAAGCGCCGATAAGAACCTGCTGCTCGCGGTCGGGCTTCTGGTGACGGCGGCCCTGCTCTCAGCTGCGGCCTCGGCATTTATTTGCGACTTCGTCCTCCGGTCGTTCCAGGATACGAACGCGATGGTTCTCCTGATCACCGACGCCGGGACGAAGAGCGACGACAAGAACCTTGAGCGCCAACTGTCCACCGCCACGCTGGCCCTGAAGACCTGCCGCGACCTAGGGTTCGCCCTGTCGGTCGGATGCCTTGGGGTAGGGGTGGCGGTCTTCCTACGTCTGAGGAAAGAAAAGGCCTCCTAGGGCAAGGCAGAGGGGTCTAATGGCTCACGCAGAGTCGAGACGCGGGCGACGAGCGCGGCCGCACGCAGG